AGCATTCATTAGTAGCTTAAGAAAAAAAAGGATCATTATTCTTAATGATCCTTTTAACAAACAAAATAAAGTTATCAAAGTTTTTATACAATTATGCTATAGAATTCTCTTTGATATAGAGGTTTAATGCATCTTTCACTTCTGGATGATGATTGGTAAAGAAAGAAATAATAGATAGTAAGTTACGTTGTTTCACAAATGTTTCTGCTTTTGTAAATTCATAAACATTCTTCTTTAATGCCCTATAAACATCTTCATCACCATCAGAAAATTTTAAGATAGCATCATATAAAATTTCTTTGCTTTTCATGATAGTAGTGTATCACAAATTGTAAAATACTTAATGCACATGTATGATAGAATGGTTTGTTGCTAATGGTTTGTTTCTTTCTTTCTTTTAAAATAAATCCCTAGAAAAATCTAGGGATTTATTTTTTTATTCTTCTTCATCTTTTAGTTTTTGAACTATATTTCTAGACCAAGTAAAACCTGCATCTCCACCCCAAAGATCCCATGCTACTCTTCCGTTGCTAGGATATCCTTCTGATCCTTGATAGAATCCAGGAGCTTTCTTATCTACTTCATGTCTGCTGAAGAAACTAAACATTCTTACCACTGTTTCTTCTGATAAATTGTCACGATTAACTATTTGATTTGCTCTTGCTAAACCAATTCTAGTTCCACCATCAAATCCATCATCTTTCCATCTTAATGCTCTTCTTGCGTTATTAACCATTGTTTGATTTGGTTCATAGCTAGACTTTTTTTTTACGTTAACGTCTAAGAAGTTTTTAATTGGATCACCATTAACGTTTTGTGTGGTGATAAATAATGGAGTAGAATCTGGATGATAGATTTGTTCATCTGTTGGGTTGTAATCATAACCTACTAATCGTTTAGCTTCTGCACGATCAATAATTCCAGCTTTATAAAGTAACTCAGCTTTTTGTGCTTCCTTATAACTGTCATCCTTTAGTGCTTTAATATCACTAAGATCAAAGTCAAAGAAATCACCTTCTATTGTTTCAGGGAATTCAGGTAGTAATTCTTGAGTAATGCTTTCTGCAATAACACGCAATAAGGGAATTACACCATTATCCCAAGCATTTTGAGTAGCTTCTTGGAGGTTGTTATATGTACTATTTTGTAATCCAGCACTAAGATTTAAAACAAGACAGTTAAGACCAAGAGCTGCTGTAATTCTTTCTTCAGGAGTATGTCTAACAACATCAAATGCCATATCGCTAGGTGTATGAGAAACTTTTTCCACTTTAAATGGACCACTCATAACAGCTACACTACCAGCATTATCCCCAGTAAATGAGTCTTGTAAGCGTTTCTTTAATGTTCTAAGATCGTCATCACTTACATCTACTGCTTGATCTGTTGCATCAGGACCAACAAGAAGACTAGGTAATCCACTGTTTTTCATCATTCCATAAGAGGTTGAAGAAGTTTGGTTATCTGTAGCAATTTCTCTTAAGGTTGACATAAGAGGGCTTCTACCTAAACGCATATCTTCAGGATCACGAGCATAAGCAATGTGAATCATATCTTGAAGTTTGATGCTATAAATTTGCCCATCATTCATATAGTTGTAATGGGTTAAGGGATTCTTTCCATCACCTTGAGGAGCACAAGTTTGATAAGGTAAGAATTGCAAACCTATTACAGGTCCATTAGTGCTTTTCCTAATCTTTCTAATATAAACATTTCCAGAAGTCTTGTAATCAATAATTACATTACTCCAGAAACGACTAGGAGCTAAACCATATTGAGGATTAGCAAGTAAGGCAAGCATAGGATGATTAGGATCTTTTTCATATTCTGTTTCTGAACCAGGAATTAAGCGATATACCATAGGTCTAGCTTCAGCATAAGCACGGATAAAGAAATCCATACTTATTGCCACTATGCTATTTAACATAATGTCCCCAGCTACACTAACCCAATCCTTCTGACTTCCTGGTAAACGTCTAGAAAGATTAGCATAAAGATCTCTAAGACCAATAGCAGAAAGGTAGTTTACTCCACTAGCTTGTAATGGTATGGGAAGGTTTTGTGTTGGTACTGCTGCAGCCTTACTTTCCCTATTAAATAAATTTGAGAAGAAACCCATAGTAATCTTTTTCCTTAATCCGTACTAATATTATTTTACGATATGCCTAATATTGTGGTAATCAGGTAAAAATTCCTCTATATATCTTCTCAATTCTTCTGATATAGGAAAAGATTGTTTAGGAATAATTGTTAATTCACCTCTATGTATATCTTGTTTACTTTTATATAATGACAAACAAAATCTAACAAAATCAGAACAAAGATAACTTATATCAATATCTGATGAAAAAAATGTTGGCATATGATCTTGAGGATTTTTAGATTTTTTTCGTAATCCAATATTTTCTTTAGGATTTTTCATACATAAGGTATAAAAATCATCTTTATTCATTTCTGATTTTTTGAGATTACTGTGACCAATAATGTTAGCAATTTGAATATAATCACTCATTTTCTGATCCCATAAAAATCAGGTAAGAATTCCTCTAAATATTTTCTCAATTCTTCTGATAAAGGAAAGGATTGTTTAGGAATTAAGGATACTTCAGATTTTGAAACATAACTATTATTTTTATAGAATGATAAACAAAATCTAACAAAATCAGAGCACAAATAATCTAAATTTATCTCATTGCTATTAAACACTAATAATTCATGCTTTCTGCTATTTAATCTTAATCCAATATTTTCTTTAGGATTTTTCATACATAAAGTATAAAAATCATCTAATATCATTTCAGTAGCTTTCTTAGATCTATTAGGTGTTCCTCTTACTGAAGCTAATTGAATATAATCACTCATTTCTTTAACTGTGTCCAATCCACTTCTTCATAAGGAACACGCAAATCCCAAAGAGATCCATTCTGTCTGATATATTCTTTTAGCTCATAAAAGAATGGTCTAACTAGTGGTCTCCATTTACTTCCAAATTTAGTAATTTCAAAGATATCTTCTTCTAAAAATTTGTCACCAAAATAATCAACAGAGGTGACAAATGTATTTCTAAAATCTATATTGCAAATAACACAAGGAACAAACAATTGAATGTTAAAAACAGGATTACCATTAAATGCTCTTACTAGTTTTAAGTGACCTGCTATCTTTTTTCTATAATCCATGTAAAGCTTAAAAGAATGTTTCAAATCAATTAGCCAAGTAGAAGGATGAACAATTACCCATCTGTCTGAGATATGAAATATTTCTTTTAATATTTTTAAGTCTAAATTTTTATTAAATGGAGGATTAGTAAAAATTACATCATATTTGTAATTTATATCCTTAAGAAAAAAAGCATCACCATTTATCACGTTTAAGTCTGATGATATATGCTTTAGTTTATCACAATTGTCACTATCTATCTCTAAGAAATGTAACTTATTTTTAATGTAAATTTCTAAATTTAAATCTGGATTATTGTTAGCTAAATATCTGAGCCATCTAATTCCAAAAACACCTATACCTGCACAAAGATCCATAACTAGAAGATTAACGTCTGGTTCTATCCCGCTAATCATTTCATCAACAATATGGATAGGTGTAAATACTTCTCCTAATCTCTTACTTCTATCCTTATCTTGTTCTGGTTTAAGGTTAGGTTCTGTAATAGGAAAAAGGGATAAATCACAATCTATTTTGTAATATTCTTTAAATTTATTTTCTATTATTTCTAGTGTCATAAAAATCAGGTAAAAATTCCTCTATATATTTTTTAAGTTCTTCTGAGATAGGTATTGGTTGTTTAGGAATTATTTTTAATTCACCAGTGTCATTATGTTGATTATTTTTATATAATGCTAAACAAAACCTAGCAAAGTCTGAGCATAAATAATCTAAAGAAACTTCATTTTCAAGAAACACAATCTCAGAATCTAATCTTAATCCAATATTTTCTTTAGGATTTTTCATGCATAATGTATAGAAACTATCTTTAACCATTCCTATTTTATTAGTGTTATGATTTCCTATAATGCTTGCTAATTGAATATACATTTAAACAGCTATAAACTTTCTTGCTTTATTCATTGTTAATTCATAAAAAGCATCAGACAAAGCATCTACTTGGTCATCATTTTTTGAATATGGAAAAGTTTCTAATTCTTTGATTAAGTCTTTATTCCAATCAGCCTTAATCATACTAACATTTTCAGCATTAACTTGTATTGCAAAAGGTTCAGCTCTAGTCTCTTTATTTCCAGTAACCGTATTACTAACCACTGTAAATCCTGAAAGCATCTTAATAAAATAATAGGATAAAGACTTTCCTGCACTACCTGGATCTTGAGGAATCCTAATTCTTGTTTCCCTACCATCAAGCTCACTAATTTGTAGTATTTTTGCATCTCTTTTTTCAGTACCATCTTGACTTCTATAAACATCTAAAATCCAATAATGTTCTTTTTCATCAACTCCAAGAAGAATTCCAGTAGAATAATCACCTTTACCAGATGATGCTGCCAAGTCATAAGCTCTTACCTTTCTTAAAATTTTTCCAGGTACACCAATCCTAATACGATCAGGTTTAAAAAGAGCTCCATCTTTAGGAACTGGTCTGCCTTGATATAGTGCTGAAAAAGCAAATTCACCCATAACTTCCTTAATAGATAAATAATCTTTTGTGCTAAATCTTTCTGGAAATATACTCTCATCTAATTTTCTACCAAGGGGATCAGATTCTTCATCCTCACATAAAGCAGGAATATTAATCACAGTAAAAGAAGAATCTAAAGAAAGTGCAAAACTAATAGGATCATTTTCAGACCATCTAGTGCCAACAAGTATTAAAGATCCGTTAGGCTCTAGTCTAGAATACAGATCTTCACGATAAAAATCCTCTAATTTTGCTATTATTGTAGAAGAATTAGCTTCTTCCCTGTTCTTTACTAAATCATCACAAATTATAAGATTGTATCCAACGCCGGTTCTAGGATTGTTAACACTTCCAACATAATAAACACTATTACTTTTAGTGCTCCATTCATCTATACTTTGATGATTCTCTGATAATCCAATTCTTTCATATAGGATTGTCCTTGTTTTTCTACTAAATCTTCTGGATATAGATTGATTATATCCAGCACATAATAAGTTGAAATTCTCATGTTTTTCAAGCATAAAAGCTGCAAATCTAAGTAGTGTTTCACTCTTACCAGATCTAGGAGGAAGAGATATTGCTAATCTTTTAGTTTTACCATCAGCAACTTCTTGTAAATGTTTACAAATCAACAATATATGAGGACTATGTAGGTTCCAGGTTTTAGGAGAAGTTTCTAATAGGTATTTATGAAATTGGTTTATTGGCTTCATCAATTTCAAGGTATTGGAATTGATTTGATTGATATTGCTGTTCTTCCAAGTTTCTGGCTTGTTGTATGTTGTTTGAGGCTTGTAGAATTGATATTGTCCAGTTTTCCAGTGTCCTATGCAATTCTGCAAGGTCTCTACTGTTCTGTTGTCTGATATATCCTTTCTCATTTGCTAACTCCGCTATATTGTTCATTCCCTTTAGATGTGTAAGTAAACTTTCAGCAATATATTCACCTATATTTTGCTCAACATCTAAAA